CCCAGTTGAATTGGACAACGCCATTATTTGTTTTGACATTTCATCCATTGGTACAATGCTACTGTCTGCAATCGTGCTTACTTTTGCAAGTGCTGTTTCGTATTCTTGTGCAGATTTCACGGGACCGGCGTAAACTGCCGCCGCAACTGCTGTTATAGCCCCAACAGTCCCCAGCAACTGCGTTTTCGTTGTGCCAATGCTTTCTTGTATTTGCTGTTGCTTTGTATTCAGATTTTGAAGCGTTTCTTGTGAAGACTTCAATTTGTCATAGGACTTCTGCAATCGCTCATTTTCGCCCGTCAAATCGTCCGTATTCACTCCGGCTTCTTTCAGTTCGTTGCTTAAACTGTTTAATTCTTTTTCTTGTTCTTCAATCTTGGCAGTGGTCTGTTGTATCTGGGTTTCGTTCTTTTCCAGTTTCCGGCGCAGTGCTTCTGTTGGTTCGCCCGTTTCGTTCAATTCCTGCTGCAAGCGGTCATGTTCCTTGTTTAACGCTTCCAGCTTTTCTTTGTTCTTATCAATCGCCGCAGACTGTTTTGTGAAGCCGTCTATTTTTGATTGAACGGAATTGACATTTTTTAGGCTGTTCTGCAACTGCTTCTGGGTGTCAATGGCTGTCTTGAAAGTATTCTTGAAGTCACCGCCCAGCGTGGCTTTCAGCTTGAAAAGCAGTTCAAATTCCTTTTGTGACCCTGCCAACGGTTTCCACCTCCCTACTGCTTTCCTTTCCGCTGTTCTTCTTCCTCTGCTTCCACTTCATTTACGCTGTCAATCCAGCGGTAAAGTTCACGGATAGTCATTTTTAGAAAAAACGGAATGGGCGTGTGTGAAGCCCTTGACAATTTATAAATTTGCTTCCGCAAGAAATTTGCCGGGTCTTTAATGTCTATAATTGACCCGTCCGGGGCTTTCGCTTTCGTTAGCCCATATTTATTAAAAAATTTCTTGCCTTGTTTTTGATTGCCATATAGTCTTTCACTGGCAATCTTCTGATTTCGTCAGCCGGGACTTTTGCAGCCCTTGCCGCAAGTGTTGACTGGAACGCAGAAGAAATTTCCGGTGATAAAACATATTTGTTCTGGTCCTGCAATTCTTCTTCTACTGCTTCAATATCTTCTCCGGTCAGATTGTCAAAATAAAATGTCAATGTCTGGTACTTTTTCCCCTCAATCTCAATCGGGGTTTTGAAAGTGTGTGTATAATTGCCGGATTTCTCTTTTTCTTCCTTTTTCTGCGAAAAATCAACCGTTCCGCTTTTCTGCGCCTGCTCCATTTCCTTTTCCTCTGCTGCATTTTCGTTGATGGTTGTGTTTGTTGTATCTGTCATTTTCGTTACCTCCAAAATTAAAATTTAAAAGTTTATAGCAGCAAAATACCAGCGGGGCTTCCGCTGGTATTCGCTTCTTGTGATATGTTTTTTATTCCTCGACCAAAAGGATTTTGACAATTACTTGCCCAGTGCTTTTCTTACTTCTTTCAGATAATCAACTCCGTTGATAATGCAAATGAAGTTCAGCGGGTCAACCTCTGTCACCTTTTTGCCCTCCAGATACATTGCATAATACGAAACTGCATATTCTCCGGACACATCCGCTGTGGAAGCAGAAGCAACTTTTCCCAGTGCCGTTTTCTTCGGCTTTACTTTCATAATGTGCTTGACTGCTGCCACTTCTGTTTCGCTTGTCCTCATATTCATCTGCTGCTGCGCTACACGCAAATCAATTTTATGCACCCTCGGTTCAAGCAGCTTCACTGCGCCCTTTCCTACTGTTCGGAAATTTAATGTTGTTGACATTGCGGACAAGTGACCAATGATGATTTCCTCGGTTTCTCCTGCAATTCCTGCGCCGCTTAAAGTTTCCGTCATATATTCAAGGTCTGGCAGTGTCGCTTCTGTTGTTCCCATGTACTCTATTGCGTCTTCGTACACGGCATAGTTAATCACTAATTCGTCAGTTTTTGCCATTGTCTTTCACCTCCTTATGCTGCCATCAGTGCTTCAAGATATGACAAGTCATATTCAAGCACAAAATCAAGCTGCTGCAACGGGCTTGGCGGTGTGATGTAAATGTGGAATTTCACATGACCAGCCATCAAAGCCGTTGTTGTGTTTTCGTCCTCGTTCATCTCAATACGCCCGCCCAGTATCTTTTCTTCTGCCGTCAGACCGTTCAGCCAGTCATTCATCCCCTGCAAGATTGCGTCAATCAGTCTTCTTGTCAACTTGCGGTCCACATAAGACCAGTACGACAAAATGCAACACTTGGCAACCCAGCGGAACATTCTGTTGATACAATAGAAATAGTCTGCAACATCCGTATTTGACGGATAACAAGCTGTATAATTTCCCCAGCTTACAAATCCGTTGTAAAAATTCAGTCCGGTTACAATTCCGTTTTCATTCAGATAATTTGCGTTCTGTAAATCCAGCACAACTTCTGTCCCATCTGCAAGCACCATTCTATCTGCTTGCAGCGTCTTATTGCTTGCGCTCTCGCAAGGTGTGCCACCGCCTAAATCATCATCATTATCCGTTGCACTGATACTTCCTGCAAGCTGCGTTGAAAAATTAAAAATCCTTTCACCTAACGCAATTTTAGGGAAGCAGACAATTTCTGTCTTCTTTGTGAAGTTCTTCTTTTTCTTCCACGCTGGCACATCACTGTAATATGTAACGCCACTTGCCGTGGTGTCAACATCCAGAATTGCCATTGCTTCAAAAATTCCGTTGATGTTTTCGGCTTTAGCCGACATAACCGCTGCAACTTCTGCGTCATGTGACCAATTCGGACACAAAATAATGTCCGGCACTTCCGTATATTTCGGAAATACACTGTCAATCAGTTCAAGTCCGGTTGTCTTGTGCGTTGTTACGCTGTAACCTCCGATTATATCATCTTTGGTAATCTGTGACGGGTCAACCTCGCTGTATTTTACTTCCACCGCTTCTGTCTGGTCTTTTAAAAACTCAACAACGCAATTATCGTCATTGTAAAATACGTCAAAATCCGTCCCGGCTTCCTTGTCGGTCACTGTTACCGTGTCAGCAATCGCTTCAAGTGGAAGTAAAATCTGGTTGTCTTCCGGTGTCATGCTCTTTGCTGAAATTTCCATTTTGTGCTTGCTTGGGTCAAGCACATTGACAATAAAAATAGGGCTTGTCTGGTAAAGCTGGAAAGCTGTATAAATTTCCTCGCAAATTCCGTACTTGCTCCAATCGTCAGAATAGCCCATCTGTTCAACTGCTTCTGCGTAACTCTGCGCCATAACCACTTCATTGACTTTGCCGCCTACCATCTGTACTGGGGCTGCGCCTACAACAAAATGTATGCCGGAAGCTGCTACAACCGGGGTTGAAACGCTGGTTGTCTTCTTGCTTGTGCTTACTCCATGTGTAATCTGCGCCATTGTTTATTCCTCCTTTATCAATGCTGCGGAAGCTGCTGAAACAAGGTCTGAATAATACTTGTTCAGAATGTTTCCTGCCGCCGCAACCTTTTCTTTCTTTTCTGCAAGCCCGTTAATAGGGACAAGCAATTTTTCAACCAGCGGGAATTTTTCAATTACCGCCGCCAATTCTTCTTTTATCTCTTTTTCCGTACCCTCAAAAACCTTGTTGCTTTTCAGCATAGCTTTCGGCAGTGACGGTCCAATATAAATCAATTTCACTGTGTCCGGGTTTTCTGTTGCCGTCTGTGCGGTTTCCTGCGCCCCATTTACGGTGTTTTCTGCTTCATTGGTTGAATTGTCTACTGCTGCCGTTTTTTCACTCTCTGTGGCTTCTGTGGCTGTTTTCTTTACTGCCATAACTGCTGCACCTCTCTTTCAATAGTTGGTATGCTCCATATTGTCATTATTTCCCCCAGATAATATGGGGGTGTAGTGTCTTGATATATGATGTATTCCAGCGGATATTCAAGACAGAAACGCCCGCCGATTATGTGTTGCTTCTCCAGCCGTTCCCTTATCCGCAGTATCAAGTTTAATAATGCCAGCGGTCCTTGCTCTCCGTCTTGTGAATATGTTGCAATTATTATGCGCACACGCACATCACTTGACTTTTCCTGCCCGGTTTCCTTTGCGTCTGTACCGGTCAGCACTTTAAGCAGGATGTATGGCACTTGCTGTGTTGTATCGTCCTTTTCCGGCAGCCCCATTTGATAGACCTTTGCAGCCCTTTCTTTTTCCGTTGCCGGACCCGTCCGCACTTTCACTTCAAGCAGAATGTCTGCCGTGTTTTCCTCAATGAATTTCTGCAAATCATCAAGTAATATGATTGGTGTCATGCTTTACCCTCCATATCCGTTCAAAATACGGTCTATTTCGTGTTTCAAACGCTCGTCAACAATTTCTTGTGCTTCTTTTGTCAGCTTGTCAATAATATCTTCGTTCTGCACCATCTGCGCCGCCGACAATCCCATTTTTTCTTCAATGGGCAGCCGCTTTGATGTTACACGCTCAAAGACCCCTATGTGACCGCTTTTCATTTTTGCAATGAAAGCACTGTCAAATGTTGCGCCGCCGCCTTTCATAACCCCAGCCCGCACCTTTTGCCCCTTTCGTGGCTCTTTTGGTGTTACTTGGAATTTATAAAGCGGTATCTTCACGCCGGAAAATGACACATACCCGGCTATGTTTCCCGTGCTTGCTTTCTGCACTCTCGTTGTGGTTGCTTCATTCAATGCACTTTGTTTGACCGCATACACCGTTTTTACTTGTTTAAATGCTTGTGTCTTCGTGTGGCTCAATCCTCTGTTTATAGCATTGGAAAAAGCCCTTTCCGCACCTTTGGGAATACCCGCCAGCAATGTTTGCGTCCTCTCTATGGTTTCAGAAGTAATTTCAATCATTCGTCCATCAGCTCCAATTCCAATATGATTTCGCCATCCTCGCAGTCTGCTTTTTCAATCCGGTATGTATTGACCGCCCCTGCTTCCTCAATTTCAATGTTTCGGTCTTTCTTTGGCACAAATCCCAAATCACGCAACGCAATATATACCAGACAATTTGCCCGGTATATACCCTCTGCGTGGTCATTCTCCGTCTTGCTCCGGTCTTCTGCTGCCGTATGGTCAATTATTGCAGGGACCGTGTGTTGCTTTTCCAGATACCATATATTTGTAATGTGTGCAAACTCTCCCGGATTGTGAAAAACTGACATATCACTGACAAGCTGCGCTTTGAAATCTCCCATTATACGGGCTGTGCAACAAACCAGCTGTCTACATCATGCGGAACGCAAAGTGGCGCAGAAGAAATGTTCAAAAATCTTCTTGCGGGCTTTCTCTTTGTCCATGTGTCCGGCACAAGTTTTCCCTCGACAGTGCGGAAGTTGCCGTTGGGTTCATCAATCAATGTGATTGCGCCGTAGTACATTGAGTAGTTAGCACCGCTTGAAAGCAGTGCAAGCTGGTTATCCGGTACAAGCGGCTTGTCTTCCGGTGCGCTTGGGTCTGTCCAATCATCAAGATACCATTCATTGTACTTGTAGATGTCCATTCCCAGTTCGTGAATTGTTCCAATGTATGTCACGCCGTTTGGCAGCTGTCTTGGCTGGATAACTGCCAGATTGTAATTCTTAACATCAAGCAGCTTCTGCACTTTCTCATGGTTCACAAATGCGTTTACAACATCTTTTCCCATAACGCAAATATCGCAGTTCAGAAAACCTTTCTTCTGTACTGTTTCATGCCAGCGGCGCAAATCCGCTATCGGGTCACTCTTTGCGTCTGTCCACTTCTTAGACGCTGTTGTGATTTCCTCAAAATTGGTAAATCCGAAAGTGATAACTTCATTCACCCCATCACCAATGATAGGAATTTGCCCGGTGAAAATGGTCTGTGCGCACATCAATTCTTCACGCCTTGTAATCATTTCACGCAGTTCGATAAAATCATCAGCCATCTTTTCAACGGCTCTTTGTGCCTGCGTCTTGCCGGAATACATATTTTCTCCCGGTCTTCTCTCCAGCAAATCATCAATACTTGTGACCTTTTCCGGTGCTACAAGTGGCGGTGTGTATGTTTTTGTTTCATATCCGGTGTTTGGTACTACCTTGCCGCCGATAACACGGGACACATACGGCGCAACCTTGCGGCTTCCTTTGCGGAAATCCACATCCACGCTCTTTGTTGTAAATGTTTCTTCGTGTTTAAAAAATGTACTTCTGAAAAATGTCCTCACGGGTGGAAGTTTCTGAACAACCCTGCCCATTGTTCTTGGTTCGTAAATAGATACTTCGTTAGCCATTATCTTTTATTCCTCCTATCTCAAAAAGATTGACAGTTTGCGCAAGCTGTCTTTTATGTCTTCAATCTCCACGCCGTCCGGCAGATTGATTGCGTCTGCGAAAAATTCACCCGTCATGTAATATACAACTGGCTCTCCCTTTTCCGCTGCTTCTGCTGTAATTCCCACAACCGCTGTTGCTGTTTCCTTTGTCAGTGCCACAATCTCCCCTGCTTCACTCACTGCAACTGGCGTATGCTCTGCCAGCTGCGCCCCGGCTGTTCCTGTTTCCGGCAGTGTAGGGAAGTCCCCGGCAAAGAAGTTTTTAGGCTCTGTCGCTCTTGTTTCTACTGCATATTTTGCCATTTTCTTTTACCTCCCTTTTTTAATCAAATTTCAGTGCGTCAATGGCTGCGTCAAACGGGTTCTTCCCCTCTGCGCCATTCTCGCTTGCTGCGCCTGCAACTCCATTCACGCCGGAAGTGTCAGCGTCAGCATTGCGGTTCTGGATATATTCCCCGCCCTGCTTGTTCTGCTGTGCAATGATTTTCATTGCCACCTGCTCTGCCGTGCATGGGTGTTCAAATTTTGCGTCAGAAACGATTTCTGCATAATTGCCGCCCGCCATATCCTCAATGGATTTAATGCGGTTTCTTTCTGCCGCTGCTGCTTCGTTCTGGATGGTTGCTACTAAATCCGGGTATGCGGCTTTTAGTGCGTCAACCGTTCCAATGTTGTTTTCTACTGCTGCCATTTGTTTTTCCTCCTTTGGCTTATTTGTAGCTGCACTATTATTTATCAAACCACCCGGATTGTGCGGGCTGTTTAATAACATTTTAGGGACCGTCTTAAAAACGGAAATATCAATGGGCGTTGAATTGACCACTATTTTTGAAGCATTTTCAACAACCGTGCTTGCTTCTTCAAACATCAATTCATCACAAAAGCCGTTTTCAACTGCCGTGTCGCCCGTCCACCATGTTTCATTTGCCATCAGCTGTTCTATGTCTTCCGGCTTTCTTCCGGTCTTCATAGCGTATGTATTGACTATGCTTTGTTTAATCACTTTCAATTCATCAGCCATCTTTTCAAAGTCTTCCGCTCTGAAAGTGTCCCAGACCGTCATTGCTGGGTCATGTATCATAAAAACGCCGTTTTTTGCAATTTTTATTGTATCTCCAGCCATTGCAATAATCGTGGCTGCGGAAGCCGCCCAGCCGTCAATTTTCACCGTAATTTTCGCTGAATGGTCTTTCAGTCTTGTAAAGATTGCGTTTGCTGCAAATACATCACCGCCACCACTGTTAATGCGCACTATGATTTCCGGCACATCCCCCAGTGCTGCAATATCTTTATTGAATTGCTGTGGTGTAACTCTGTCTTCCCACCAACTTTGCTGGCTGCTTATTGGTCCATACAAAAGCAGCTCTGGCGGTTTTTCCTCTGTTCCCGGCATTATGTCCCAGAATTTATTTTCCGTCACCCCCAGCGGGTTGTTGTTCCCCTGCTGCGGCTTTGTCTTCTGCCCCTGCTGGCTGCTGTTTGGTTTCATTTGTTCTGCCAACTTTCTTCACCTCACTTAATTTCTTTTCTTCCTGCTTCAACTGGTCTGCGTTTTTGAAATAATCGCCGCCAGTCATTTCCATTGTTTCACTGCTGCGTGTCGAAAATCCGTTTTGCACCCTCTTTTCCGCAGCGTTTACTTCTTTCACCGGGTCTAAAATGCCCTTTGCTGGTCCGTTCCACTCTGCCCTGCAATATGCGCTTCTAATCAGCGGGTCATAAAAGAAGCCCGGTGCGTCAATTCTCTTTTTTGCCACCGCTTCCGTCAGCCATTCTTCATATATTGGCTGGCAGAAATCCGTTGCAAGCCACGCACGGTACATCCGAAACATTTTCCACGCTTCTTCCAATGCTCCTTTGCTTGCCGTATATGACGAATTAAAACGCTTGACAAGCAATTCATAGGGTATTTCAAGTGAAGCCCCTATTTGCTGGCATATCGCTTCCACAAAGCCAGAAAAATTGCTGTTTGGTCTTCCGGGGTTCGTGTCATGTATCTTCTCGCCGGGGTTCAAGTCCATTATCACGCCGGGACCCAGTTCAAGACTTGTTTCGTCTTCCTCGTCCACCAGCTGTTCTTCCGGTATCATTGACCCTATGGCTTCATCACTGCTTGCGTCTTCTTTCTCAATGAAAACCGAAAACATTCCAGACACTACCGCTGCCACAAGTTCTGCGTCCGTATATTTTCCCAGCTGTTTCAAACTTTCAATTACTGGTGCAAGGAACGGAACGCCCCTGCGCTGTCCTATTCTCTCACGGCACATTATGTGCAGTACATTTCTTCTTCCCGTCCTGCTGCCGTATGCTTCAACCCTGCGCCATTTAATGTCTGATACCTCATAAGACAATGGGTGTTGTTCTGAAATGTGGTATGCAATCACTTCACCGTCTGCCGCCACTTCAACGCCGCCCACGATTTTATTATCGTATGTGTCGCAGTAGTCCGGGCTTGATAATCTGTCAGCTTCAATCAGCTGCACACGCAAATCATACGGCTGGTTTAATCTCGGTTTTACCGGAAGCAATGCCAGACAGTCACCGGACATTAGCCAGTTCAAAAATGCCAGTTGCTGCAATTCATAGAAATTATCTATTCTTTCAATGTCGCAATCCGTGCTTTCTGCCCACAATTTCCATTCCCGTTCAATCTGTTTTTCCAGCTTTTGCGCTTGTTCCGCTGAAATCCCTAATGCTTCACGGTCAATGGCTGGTTTTAGGTGCAGCCCACGCCCTACAACATTTGTGCGCATTGTTTTTACCGCTCCATTTGCTATCGGTACGCCCATATATAAATCACGGGACCGCTGCCGCAACACTGATATATTATCTTCAATGTCTTCACGGTGCGACCCGCCGCCAAAAAGCCACCCTTTTAATGATTTTTTGTATGTGCTTGCACCGTAATTTCCATATCCGCTGTTCAAAATCTGTATTTTCTGTCTTGCGGCTGCCCTTTTTAGTCCGCTTTCCGGGTTTACCGTTGCAACTGCTTTATCAATTATTTTCGCAATGCCCATTTCCGTTTCACCTCCCATCTTCCGCACTGCATGAAAAAAGCACCGTTTGACGGGTGCTTTTGTGTTTTGCCTATTTATTCACGCTATCATTTTATATCTTTTTTTCGGGAAATGGGGGGAAATAAACCCCCAAAAAGTGAAATTGCGGGAAATGTTTTATTATAAGTCACGGGGTACGGCTCTATAAGCACGGTTTCTTCCTCCGTACTTTTTTACATTTTCCAATTCTATAACTTTTGCGTTCCAATAATCAATAGTTTCCCTTATTTCTTCAAGATTGGCTTTTGTCATTATCCTACTGCCGATTGTGTAGGACTGTGCATTTGTCACCGCCAGTTCTGCTTCCAACCATGCGTCAAGGTGTCTTTTTGCCGTTTCAAGTGTTATTGCTGCCATTATTATATTCCTCCACTTCTTCTTCCCCTCTTTTTCTTTTTGGGGGTGTTTGTTTGCTGTTTCTCTTGGGTTTCCTGCTTTTTTAGCGGAAGCCCGGTTATTTCAATGGCTGCCGTTGCGTAATTTCGGCAGTCAAGGGCTTCATTTCTGCGGTGTTCTCCCTTGTCTTT